GTTCGTGGCCTTCGACAACCCAGTGCCCAAGGACAGGCGGGAGCAGCTCAACGAGGACGCCACCAAGCTCGGCGTGTGCCTGACCACGATCAACGAAATCCGCAAGCGCGACGGCGACGACCCCGTTGAGTGGGGCGACACGCCGATCATGCTCCAGCAGATGCAGGCGCAGCAATCCCTGATGCCCGGCGCGGAGGGCGGCGCAGAAGAAACAATCGCTCCACTAGGCAACTCGCAACCGAACGGGGAACAGGCAGGCGCGGACAAGAAGAAGAACGACGCTGCGACAGGCCTCCCCGCACCGGGCGGTTCGTCTGGTGGGGCGTCCATTTCCGTTATGAAGGGCGGGCCGGGGTCAGGGAACTTCGGACACGAGGGCAGGCCTGGGGAGGTTGGGGGTTCTAGTCCGGGTGGGGGCGGCAAAGAGGAAAGGTTTAAGCCCATCAAGAATCTTGCTCAACTTCGAGCAGACCGGCGAGTAGTAGAAGTTCGAGACGAAGGCGATGATGGTTTGTGGGTTGATCTTGCCGACGGGTGGATAAACATTGACACCGAAACTCATAGCATCCACGAAGATACGTGGAAAGAAGTATTCTACCAGATGAATAATAGTGTTGTGCGGGAGAATAAAAGTAAGGCATTCGACAACAGTTCCTTGGCGGGCAACGGCATGTCCATCGAGGTGGACGGAGCATACGTCAGTCCGCAACTGGCCGGAATCCCGCTCCGGATTCGGAATGAGGCTGGTCGGTTCGACAAACGCGGCGTGGGTCGGTTGCGTGCGAGCCGCGATGTGATAGAGAGCCTGAAAAGTTTTAACGAGGATGCGGAAGAGAAAGCCAAGGCTGGGACTTTCGAGCGCGGCGAAGTCACCGATGAGGGCCGCTGGATCACGGTGAACGGCGCTCACATCTTCATCGCCGAGGGGCAGGACCCCGAAGAGGCGATCCGGGCGCGGTTCGGCAATCCCGAAGAGCATAAGAAAATGGAAGAGAAGTTGACCTACGACGCGAAAGAAAAAAAGTGGAAGACAAGCACCGGCGGACCTTTGCCAAAGCATCTTGAGGGGATTCCAATTCCCCCGGCGTGGACTAACGTCGTGGCAAATCGGGATCCGCAGGGCGAGTTGCTGCTGCAAGGCCGAGATGCGACTGGTCGGGGGCAATACCTGTACTCGCAGGGGCATTGGAATATTGCAGCCGCGATCAAGTTTACTCGGACGGATGAGTTGCTTGAGAAGTGGGATTCGATCCGTGCCGAAAATACCAAGAACCGGACGAAGCCCGAATTACGCGAAACCGCCGACGCACTCGCCGTGGTAATGGCCACCGGTGCGCGAGCGGGCGGCGATACTGACACGAAAGCAAAGGTACAGGCGTACGGCACGACTACGCTGGAAAAGCGGCATGTGGTGGAGGAAGAGGATGGGCTGCACCTGAAGTTCGTCGGGAAGATGGGCAAGGAATTGGATTTGAAAGTTGACGACCCGGAAGCCTTGAAGATTCTGCGTACTCGTGCGGGGCGGGCAAAGGCCGATGATGAAAAACTCTTCGACACCAATGACGACAAGCTGCTGGACTATTCCCACAGCATGGCGGGGGGAGCGGGGTTCAAGACAAAAGATTTCAGGACGGGCGTGGCAACGGGGTTGGCATTGCAGACGATGAAGACTATGTCCAAGCCAACAACGGAAAAGGACTTTCAGGATAAGGTAAAGGAGATCGCGATAAAGGTTTCCACGAAGCTGGGGAACACCCCGGCGGTCGCGTTGGACAGCTACATAGACCCGACGATATTCTCCGCATGGCGGCAGGTCGGGTGGAAAAACAAACCTGAAAAGCCGAGGAAAAAGAAATGAGCATGAAGAAACTTTACGATCTTCCAGCCGATATTGATTTGGGCGTCGAGGTTGACTGGCGCGAGGATGGTGCAGACGAGGAAGACCCTGACGACAAGCCGCTCGCTGAAGCGCCGGAAGACGTGGTTGCGTTGCTTGGGTTTAATCCACATGAGGTATTCAAGGACGATCCCAGATTCTGGGAAACTGCAAGTTCATCGGGGAAGAAATGACTTTGCCAATCCTTCAACCCCAAAAACTCCCACCCGCCAACGACGGGCACGTGCGGAGCGCTTTGACCGCTGACGAGCGGCTGCTACGTAAGGCCGTGGCTCGGTGTTTCAAGGCGCAGGTGGCCGAGGTGCATGGGAAGGTCGAGGATGGAGCCAAGAGCAACGCAGTGCCAGAGAAAACAACCAAGTGGGATCAGGAAGTCATGCGCGAGGTCAGGCCCATCTGGTTTGGCCTGTTCAAGAAGGGCGGCGACAAGGCGCTCAAGAGCGTCCGCAAGTTCCCCAAGCACGCAAAGAAGATGGCGGTGCTGGGCGAGGCCGAGATGCGGGCGAGCGAGCGGGTGGAAGTGGTGGAGAAGGGTGGTCCCGGCTCCGGCAACTTCGGGCACGAGGGGAGACCGGGTGAGGTTGGGGGTTCTGGTCCGGGTGGTGGTCCTGCAAGACAAGAGGACAAGCCTTTAGCTCGTTTTTCGTATGGGAAATATAATGTGATGGGTAAGAAATTCTTTTCCAAACATGAGAAAGAATTACGACAATGGGGAAAAACCGTTTCTGCCGAATCAATTGAGGCTCTTTCTGACTACCAAAATACCGGAGCTGATTGGGTTAATAGTAATCTAAGAAAAGGCAAGGATCCGGACTCAATAGGAGTTAAGAATCTTGATGCCGCAATGACTTTTAAGCTTCCGGAAGATGTTATTGTTTATAGAGGAGTTAGCTCTTCGGTAGCAGAAAAACTTGGCAAAGAAGGATCTGTCAAGAAAGATCTAGGGTATATGTCCACTACTTATGATTCGCGAGTGCTGACTCCTTCAAGTCGGCGTTGGCCTTACGAGGAGATCCTTACTATTTGTGTTCCGAAAGGGACTTATGTCTGTATTCCGAAGTTTTCCAATGTCGGAGGATGGCGTCGGGAACGAGAAGTGATTCTTCCCCGAGGATCAAAATTTGTCGTCCGAGATAGTAGTCAAGCATCTTTGGGGAATTATATGCTGGAGCTTCTGCCTCCTCAGAAAAGTATAGATGATATGGGTTTTGGATTCTCGTTCAATGATGAACAGGAATGGAGTATGGTCTTAGAAGAGTTAATTCAATTCTCTGAGAAATCCCTCAAAGCCTCCCCCTCCATCGTCATCCCGGAGTGGATCGAGGACCCCGACGTGTTGGACGCTTTAGAGGCTGAAATGTTCGAGTTCGCGCACAACATCAACCAGACCACCGCCGACGCCCTGCGCGAGGAATTGCTAGACGGCATGGAGAACGGGGAAACGATATCGCAGCTGAAAAACCGCATTTCCGACATCTCCGACGAGTGGGTTGAGGGATATCGCAGCGAGCGCATCGCCCGGACAGAGACGGCGCGTGCCTTCTCCATTGGGCATATCGAGGCGTGGAAGTCCACCGACGTGGTCGGCAGGAAGGTATGGTCCACCGCCGGGGACTGCTGCCCGTTCTGCGCGGAGCTGGAGGGCGTCGCTGTCGGGCTGGACGAAAACTTTTTCAAGCTTGGTGACGAGCAGACCGTCGAATGGCGCGGCAAGGACTTGGTGATGGCTCACGACTACAGCGACATCAAAGGACCGCCCCTGCACCCGAACTGCCGGTGCGCGTTGATCGGGGAATTGATAGACGACCGGAAAGCTGCGAAAGATGGCGGCGAGGAAATTGTCAAAGAGGAAAAGGGTGGCCCAGGCTCTGGCAACTTCGGGCACGAGGGCAGGCCCGGTGAGGTTGGGGGGAGCGCGGAGGATGCAGCTAAGGAACGAAAAGAAAAGTTATCACAATTGAAGGAACAGATGGTGGAGGCTGAACGGCGTGCTCAAAGTGCTTTTCGTAAATATGAAAAAGTGAAAAGGGAGGCTGCAAAAGCAACAACTTCCCTTTTAGGGTCAAATCCATTTGATGCCCAGTTGAGAGCGGCTGCAGCTGAAAGTGATTCTGCAAATGCTGAGTTCATAAAAGCAAGAGACGCTTATGGTGCGGTAGCATATAGGCAATAAACGAAATGATCTCCCCATTTATACGCAAGCGCGAGGCGATCCGCAGGCTGGCCAGCGAGTCCTCGTTCCTGGGCGAGCGGGCTGCGGCCCAGCGGATGCTGGCCAAGGAGGTGCCGCTGAGATTTTATCAAGAGAACAAAAATCCCTCAAGGCCACCCCCTCCATCGTCATCCCAAAATTTGAAAGTGCAAACACAAGAGGAGACCAATAACGAATGAAACAACTACTCAAAATCTCCGAAATGATGCCGTTCCTTCCCACGGCGCTGAAGGACGCAATTCATCACGTGGCCAAGGACACCGGCAACAAGACCGACGATCTTGAACTCCACCGCCACACTCACAGTGAGAAGGCCAAGGTGAATGAGCTTGATCCTACTTCTCGCAAGAGCCTGGCCTACGTCAGCTACCGAACGCAGGACAGGGACGATGAGATTGTCATTCCGCAATCGCTCAAGTTGGACGAGTTCCGCAAGTACAGTTCTGTCCTTGTCAACCACAATTACAGCTTGCTTCCTGTGGGGAGCGACGAGTGGATTGACGCGGACGACTACGGCATCAAGGCGCTTACGGTCCACGCCGACACGGGCGCGGGCACGATGGCGAATGTGGTTTGGGATCTGGTCAGGCAGGGACACCTGAAGGGACGGAGCGTGGGTTTTGTGCCGACCAGTTTCACCAAGCCTGGAGCGCGGGACTGGGACCGCGTGGCGAACCAGCTTCAGAGCAACTGGAAAGAGTTCGACAAGGGCCGCGCCGAGAAAAGCGTGAGCCGGATCATTACCGGCGGCGTACTACTGGAGCATTCGTTTGTTTCAGTTCCCTGTAATACCGATGCGGAGCTGATCGGGGTGGTCAAGTCCATGCACCTGGACGGCAAGATCATCAAGCAACTGGGATTGGAGGACAAGCCAGCAGAGAAAGTCCCCAGCGTATGTGACGAGTGCGGGTACGTGGCGGACGCGGTGCCGGGGAGCAAGTGCCCCGAGTGCAAGACTGGGAACATGAAGCCCAAGGGCAAGGAGAAGGCGATTGAGGTGCGGGTGATCAGTAAGGGAGGCGCGGGTAGTGGTAACTTCGGGCATGCGGGGAGGCCGGGGGAGGTTGGCGGGAGTGGGCCAGGTGGTGGGAGTAGTAAGGACGATGGCAAAACAGCAGAAAAAATTCCTGCCACCAAAGTCAAAATTGGAGACACGATGTTGGTAACTGTTACTGGTGGAGAAAAACAACCTCGTAAGGTCGTGGAGATTCTCCAGAAGCCATCATCCTTTGGTGTAAAAAATTCTTATCCGGTTTTTATTGTGACAGATCAGGCAGGAGAAAAAAAGAAATTAGATTGGGGCGACAATGCCCTTTATCAAGAAGTCGAAGTGATCCGAGACAAAGAAAATAAGAAATCCTTCCACTCCCACGCCGTCGAGAAGGGCGGTCCCGGCTCTGGCAGTTGGGAAGGCCCAGGAGATCCCAGGTTTGCGAGGGAAGACGAGAAATATAATACAGGAGCACAACATGCCAAGGACTCTAACTTCGGAGTTGGGGATAAGGTAAAAATCACAGGGAAAGTGAGCGGGCAAGGAAAGACAGGCATAGTAGTTGGTTTTGACAAGGATGGGTCATATGCGATGATTCGTGTTGGGAACAAAGTCAGTTCTTATCACAATTCAGATGTAAGTGTGGTAGGAGAAAAGGATGATGACGAAGATGAAGAAAAGTCTTTTTGTCCCGAAATCAAGGTCGTCCGTCCCGCTCCGTCCGTCAAAGTGCTGTACGTCCCGCCGGATGCGGAGCTGATTGTCAAAGGGGTATCAACCGCGATAGAACATGCGCTCGCTCGCAGGACAGGAAAAATTATGTGATGCGTCAACAGCGAAACAATCGTTTTGATCCCGACGCGGAAGCAGGGGAAGACGACGTTTAGCTACAACAGAAAGGGTGGGGGTAAATCCTGCCAGCAAAGAAAAGGGGAACGAAACATGAAGAAGAAGATCAAGTTGAATAAGCCTTGGATGGGGCACGCAGTCGGTACGATCCTTGAGGTGGACGAGGACACTTTCGACAAGATCGTCGAAGCCGGAGCCGGGAAGGAATACGACTCCACGCTGGACGACAAGCTCGAAAGCGCAACCAAGTCCATACAGGACAAGGTCACCACCGCCGCCGTGGACGCCGTCGAGAAGAAGCTGAAGGAAATGGCCAGTGGTCAGAGCAAGATGATCCACATCTCCGTCAAGGACAACTCCGACGACGACCCGACGTTCGGCTACCTGCCGGGCAATACGAAGTCCATGAAGGATCTGTCAAAGGGCGAGATCGCGTTCGCGTTTGGCCGGTTTGCCGTGGACGTTCAGAAGGCCGCGCAGGGTCGCGAGAGCGAAACGCTGATGAAGTGCCGCGAGCGGTCCGACAAGATGATCACGAAAGCGGCGGGTGACGGCATGGTGGTCGGCAGCGACGAATCGGGCGGATACCTGATTTTTAGCGCGGCCAGCGCCATGATCCAGAACTCGTCCCTTGAGAACGCCATCGTGCGTCCGCGTGCCAACAAGGTCACCATGGCCACCCAGCTCCTGCGCATCCCGTATCTGCGGGACACGGACCATAGCACGGGTACAGTCTATGGCGGCATTCAGGTCTACTTCGACGATGAAAACGCCGCTGCCACCAGCAGCAAACCGAAGCTGGAGCAGATGGAGTTCAAGCTGAAGAAGATGACCGCGCTCGGCTACGCTTCCGAAGAGTGGATCAAGTGGTCGCCGGTTAGCCTCGGCTCGTGGCTGATCCCGAAGTTCGGGGAAGCTATCGGGTTCAAGGAAGACCTGTGCTTCCTCGGCGGTCCCGGC